GGTGTTTCTTCTCCTTAAGAATCGAGAGTGGGATCAACTCGCGAGCTTAGCGATTGACCCATCCGAGTATCTGGATACCATTTCTGGTGTCTATCGTTACTCGAAGGATGCCCAGGCTTACAATCTCATTAGGAAGCTTCCGCTTCCTACGTCTTGGGACCGCCGTAAGGTGGCTCTTCAGACGTTTGAGGATTGTGAGTCCAGGTGCCTATTGACGAACCTATTCATTGACTGTTTCAACCAAGACTTGTATCCTGGTGATCCTGCTCTTGCGCGCATTGGCTTCCTAACCAAGCGTGCGAAAAATTGGATCAGTCGTTGTTTAGGGCCCCTTCCCAAAACCCTCACAGGGCGTTTTGGTCCGGGGACGTCATTTGAGCTTCGAGATTCACCGTTCAGTACGGTAGCAGATAAGGTGTGCACTACTCCCACCTCTACTCTTGATTGCGAGCCGGTTTTCAGGCTCCTAGCTGAGAACACTGAGTGGTTCAAAGCACGTCAAAGAGAAGGTCTGCCTTTCATGAAATCAGCAAGTGGTAATCGCTTCACGACTGTCCCAAAAGATGGCAAGACTGACCGCGGGATCTGTATAGAACCCTTAGGGAATCTTTACTGTCAACTGGGCGTCGGAAGCTTCATGAAGGCTCGTCTGAGCAACGTCGGGATCTTTGTGGATTCCCATCCACGAAGTGAAAATCCCCTTACTGAGCTCCTTCGAAGTCCAGCCCTTACTGGGCAAGACGTTCATCGGCGCCTGGCTCGTAGAGCCAGTGTCGATGGTCGTTGGGCTACAATCGACCTTAGGAACGCTAGCGATACTGTTGCTCGTAATGTGGTGAAGTTGCTTTTGCCGCATGACTGGCACTTGTTACTTGATTCTCTTCGATCGAAGAAAACCTTGATCCAAGGGAAATGGCGCATCCTCGAGAAGTTTTCGAGCATGGGTAATGGGTTCACTTTCGAGCTTGAGACTCTGTTGTTTCTTGGCATTTGCCATGGAGCTACAGGTCTTTTGCCCGGCCGCGACATTTTTTGTTACGGCGATGATCTCATTGTGCCATCAGGATACTATGAACAAGTGGTTACAGCTCTGACCCTCTTCGGGTTCGAGGTTAATCAGCGTAAGAGCTTCCATACGGGTCGCTTTCGCGAATCGTGTGGCGGTGATTACTTTCTCGGTTTCGACGTTAGAAGTCTTTTCATCAAGGAGGTCCCAACTGGGCCTCTCGAGTGGATTGATCTCTATAATCGTTGTCGAGCAGCTGGTCTGTCGCCTCCTTTGGGATTAGTCCTGTCACAGCTTCCGAAGAAGCTGCGGTTGTTCGGTCCTCGGTCAGTTGAGGGAGTCCTTCACTCTTCGAATAAGAGTTTGTGGACTACTTCGTCCCGTTATGGAATCGTTTGGTTAAAACGAACGATCCCTATGCGTCGACCATTTGAGCTCTCTCGCTGGGCGAGCTGGTGTCATTTGACTCTGGCTCTTCTTGGCGTTAGTTCATCTGGACTGATTCCCGTTCGGCAGTTGCCTACGGGTTACCGAACAGCCTTCGCTAGTATTTCTTAGCTTAGCTGTGGAGGAGGCTTTGCCTCTGTAAATGGAAG